TGTGCGTTTTATGGATTCAAAATTACCGTACCTATCTTTAAGCATTCCCCCAGCAGCATTTGCAGTGTCTATTGCTCGTTTTTGCGCCGCAGGGTTAACTTCAATTGCATTAATAGCAGATTGAACGGCTTTGGGCATAAAATTATAAACACCGCCCGCCGCGACATCAGAAATATTTGTAAGCGTTTGTATGGGGTGGGCAAAAATATCCACAACCCCACTTAAAAATCCCATCCCGCTTTTAGGTGCGTTTTCAAGCGCGGCTCCTGGCACATCCGCAAGCGCGTATGACTTGCGGGGCGCGGGGATTTCGCTAGGTGCAACCGCTGGTTGTTGATACTGCTCCCAAGGGCCGCTAGCAGCAGCCGCTGGCTGTTGGTATTGTTCCCATGGGCCTGCCATTACATTTTCTCCCAATTTGCCGCAACTGCGGGGTCGCCGCCTTTAAATCGGTACCCTTTTGATTCAGTGCCAACGGCTGGCGCGGCTGGCGTTGCCGTTGCACCAAACCGTTTAGGAACCGTAATAGGTTCCGTAGAAAGACCTGTACCTTCTAATGCTGTTTTTGGAATTTCTTTAACGCGTTTGTTCCATGTAGCCGCGCTTTTTTCCGCAGCAGAATGCGAAAGTTCGGCTAAATGTTGAATAGTTTGGGCGTTCATAGTAATACGACCACCCTCAACATCTTGCAAGAATTTTAGGTCTTTGTCTGTAAATCCTTGACCTGTTCCAAGGCCAGAAGTTTTAACCGCGCCTAAAGTTTGACGCGCTAATCCAGACAATAACAATTCAGTATTTGCTATTTTTTCATTGTTGTCTGCGCCAGCCAAATTCAAAGCGCGGGCCATGTTAAGTTTCATGTCCGCAGCGGTGCCTGTAAACACGTTGCCTTGGCTCAAAATACCTAACACTCGGTTAGCATTAGCTGCCAAATCCGGCGCTTTGGAAGCGGTGTCTAACAAACCTACATCCCTTTCAGCCACTTTAGTTCCAAAAACTTCCCCAAATTTTTTCTCGGTAGATTGAGAAACATTAACCACCGTTCCTGGCGCGTGCGTAGTCTTGTGCGTTAAATACGCTCTGTTAGCTGCAATTTTTTGTTGGGGGGTTAAATCAGCCGCGTTTATCGCCCGTTCAAATTCAGTAGGTGAAGAATTTTTCAGCGCTTGAAGCGTAGCAAAACCGGCTTGCGTATTAGGCAGATTTAACGCTTTCATAAGCCCTATGTCCGGTTGCACTTTAACCAACTCGGTGCGTTCAGTTTTTAGCCGTTCTTTCTCATCAGCCCATCCTTTTGAATTTTTATAGCTAGATGTATTACCTTCTAAAAGCCTATCGTCAATTTGTTTTACGCGGTCAACCGTTGGAGCCGCAGCTAAAGCATTAGGTGCCACAGCTAACTGAGCGCGGGCTTGGTCTGCGGTTAAGCCCGTTACCGCCGGAGCAACCATAGGCTCGTTAGGCATTGAAACTTGAGGGGCTACGCTAATATTTGATGCGCCCATAGGCGCGGCCCCTGGTGCAGGTGTTTTTCTACTTTGCCCGTATGCAGTGTCTTCTATTTGAGCAAGAACTTGGGCCACGCTTTGCATTGACCCCGCCCGCAAATTGTCAAACGTATTGTTTGTAATTGCTTCGTTAATTTTAGCCCGACCTTTTTCTTTTGTAGCACCAATGCTATTTAAGTATTTACCTAAATCTGGATCGGCATGAATTGACTCATGCAGTGCTATATACGCATCTGGTGTATCGGCCCTTGCGTACATATCGGGAAGAAGTGCCAATTTATCAGCCAACAATTTAGTGTCTTTAATCTGCCCTTCAGTACGAGCGGTTTTAGCTTCTTGTTGAGACTTGGCAAAAGCAAAACCTGTTGCAGGGTTAATTTTCATTACCTGTTGCAAATATGTAGAAGAAGTTGGGTCTAGCGCCCGCAACTGATTTTGTTCCACAACTGAACGTTGTGCTTCTTGTATTTTTAATTTATTAAGCTGGTTTGCTTGCTCACCTTGATCCAATTGTTGCATTTTTCCGTATTGAACAAAAGGGTCTGGGGGCGCTTGGAACTGATAGCCCTGCGCGATAAGTGCGTTTAAATTGGCCATGATTTATCCTATACAGGTCTATTTCAACGGGCTAAATAAGCATCAAAATTTCTTTGATTTGCATACGCGGCTGCCGCCGTATTAATACCGCCCGCTATTGTGTTATACATCCCCATCGTACCAGCGGCATTAGCGTTAGCAGCCCCCGTAATTGCATTGCTTGCTGCGGTGCCATAATTGCCTAACGTGTTTGACGCGCCAGATGCATAATTTGAACCTAACGTATTTAATTGTTGAGCCGTAGTTCCTCCGACGCCCGCCATGCCCGCCAAGCGGTTGTAGCCAGTATCAGAACGCGCCACATCGGCGTTATAGCCCGTAAGCGCTCTATTAAACCCTGCATCAGACCTACCTACATCAGCGTTGTAGCCAGTAAGCGCTCTATTAAACCCTGCGTCAGCCCTGCCTACATCAGCGTTATAGCCGGTAAGTCCTTGGTTAAAACGTGTATCGGCGGCGGCTGACGCGGCGTTATAGCCGGTAAGCGCTCTATTGAACCCTGCCTCAGACCTATCTACATCAGCGTTGTAGCCAGTAAGTCCTTGGTTAAAACGTGTATCGGCGGCGGCTGACGCGGCGTTATAGCCGGTAAGCGCTCTATTGAACCCTGCCTCAGACCTGCCTACATCTAAACCGTATTGATTAACAGCCCTGTTGTAGCCTGTATCAGACCGGGCTACATTAGCGTTATAACCTGTAAGCGCTCGGTTAAAACCAGTATTGGCGGTGTCTACCTTAGTGCCGTATTGAGTTAAGGCACGGTTAAAAGCGTTTCCGTATTCTTGTGACGCTAAATCTCCACTAAAACGAGAAGCAGCTTTTAACGCCCCGCCAGAAATAAGCCCGCCGCGAGCGGCTGCGGATCGCTCAAGCGCTCTGTTCCCTTCGGACAATCGAAAAGCGTAGCCTGGGTCAACTTGGAAATCGTTTGCATTAAAACTAAACGCCCCCGGTTGAGCATAACGCGGGTCGTTGGCGTTAAACGCTGCTGGCCTAGCAAACTCAGGGTTGTTGGCGTTAAACGCTGCTGGACGAGCATACGCAGGGTCGTTAGGATTAAAATCGGCAGGGCGAGCATAACGCGGGTCGTTAACGTTAAACGTTGCTGGACGAGCATACGCAGGGTCGTTAGGATTGAAATCGGCAGGGCGAGCATAACGCGGGTCGTTAACGTTAAACGCTGCTGGACGAGCATACGCAGGGTCGTTAGGATTAAACGCTGCTGGACGAGCATACGCAGGGTCGTTAGGGTTAAACGCTGCGGGCGAGGCAAATTCACCAGCTTGCATTCTTGCCAAAGCATTGGTGCCTGCGGTAAGAAAAGGCTGCTGACGAGCCACGCCTTCTTCGTATTGCCGATTTTGCAACGCAAGTTGCCGGTCAGCGACACCACTTGAAACAGCCGCAGTTTCTTTAGCCGCGCTTGCTTGTGTTTGAGCAGCTTTGTTAGACCCATAAGCGGCAATGCCGCCACCTACTAACGCTGCGCCTGCTACCCAGAATGTCATAGCAACACCTCTTGTGGTTGATTTTTTATCCTGTTGCCAGGACTATACATATTGTCGGGTTCAGCTTCTACCAACTCGGCTTCAGCTTCTTCAACAGTCTTTGCCTCAAGGGCGTGAAAAGTCATACATAGCGCATCGGTCACGGCGTAAACTGCCCGTTTGGTGCCAGGTTTGCTAGAAAACAAATGCGGCCCTGTAATCTCTTGAACGCCGTCATCAGTAGTTATGCCAACTGTACCGGATACGATCAAATAAAAATGCTCTTTTTTATGTACTGCACCAACTACCAATACGCCAGCCGGACGCCAAACTTCACGGCAATACATACCGCCGTGAAAATAATGTTTAGTTTCTGGCTCGTATTGTGGCAGCTTTGATAACTCTACCTGCAAAGCCAGCACTTTGTCTATGCCCACTAAATCGTTCACGATACTTCCCTCCCGCTAACTCGGATGTTGACGGCGCTGGCGGCGTTGGCGATAGCTGAAACATAAGCGCCTGTAGGCAGAATCTGGCCGACCAGTTCGGGAAAAATGTAAGTTTCTGAGGCCGCAAGGCTTTTGCTTTTAACAATCAAGTTGCTGTTATCCGGCGTATAAGTCTTGGTCACCAAGTTGACGCTGATCGTAACCGAAGATGCGCTGATGTTGGTGGCCGTAAACTTGTCGATGATGGTGACCGTGATATTGGACGGCACGGTGTACTGAGTCGTTTGAGTGCCCTCAACGAACTTGGCCGGAACAAGATTTCTTGCGGTGACTGTCATACAACCGTCCAAGTAGAACCAGTGGAAACCGTGACTGTAATCCCAGTGCTTACAGACACCGGCCCCGCTGACAAGCCGTTATTACCTGTGGCAATTGTATAGCTAGTCGCCACAGTCTTGGAATTTATCTGAATTCCGTTGCTGGAAATCATGGCAGACGAAGTTAACTCGCCCGTACTGGGTTTGTATAGTAAGTTGGCATTGCCGGTATTTACGCTGGTAAGCGCGCCCGATGTAGCCGTTGCAAACAACGGAAATAGGTTGGTGGCCGTGGTTGTGTCGTTGCTGATCGTTGCGCCGCCCAAGGCGGGGATGTCAGCCGTTGTCAGGGCGCGGAAAGTAGGCGCTGCGGCAGCGCCGCTAGACGGGCCAGCAAAAACGGTGTTTACCGCCTGGGTGGTCAACGCGCCGGTCAACGTGCCGCTACTGGTGACCGGCGAACCGGACACCGACATGATGGATGGCAACGCCAGCGCCACCGATGTAACTGTACCCTGCGGATTTGCCGCCGTTGTAATGTTAGTCACACGCCCGTAAGTGTCAACCGTAATCACGGGGATAGCCGTAATTGATCCTGTGGTGCCAGCCGTGATAACGCCGCTTGCTAAGTCAATGATTGGTCCAATGCCGCCCGTGCTTGTGACGCGGCCTGCGGTGCCGCTGACCGATACAACGTACCCTAAACTAGACAAGTCTGATGTCGTTAGCGCACGAAAAGTAGGCGCAGCCGGTGACCCAGACGCTGGCCCTGCAAATACAAAATTAGATGTAGTCAAGGCTACGCCTGTGCCGCCTCGGCTTACAGCAAGCTGACCCGTCCAGCCCAACTCCATTGTTGTGGCGGCGATAAGGGCCGTACTAGGCGAACCACTCAATGTCATGGTGACGTTGGTATCGTCAACTTTGTTTAACGCCGCAGAAGGGATGTCAGCGGTAGCCAAGGCTCGGAAAGTAGGGTCTGCCGCACCGCCGCTGCTTGGACCCGCAAAAAGAGTATTGACCGATTGAGTAACCAGCGCGCCAATCAGTGTGCCACTAGCGGTAACCGGAGAACCGGACACCGCCATAAATGTTGGTAAAGCCAAGCCTACCGAAGTAACCGTACCCGCGCCTGTAACGGGTTGCGATGGTGGCCCAACTTGCAAATCATCTAACGAAATTTGATTGCCGCCAGAGCCAGCCAAATTAAACAGATTAAAAAAGAACCTGTACCACTCACGCGAAATTAAGCCGGTGCGAGGGTCAATAACTTCAACCCGCGCCGACGGAATATTTGTGACATTTGGCTGATCAGGCATTGGTGGGCGTCACATTAAGTTGTGCGCCCGTGATTGCTATCTTCACGGGGTCGGTGCCCGATATTTCATACACCCTGTCGCGCAGTTTTAAAGTCATGCCAAGGCGGCGGTAGATTGCGCGGCGGTAATACTCGCCCACTTTGCCCATAGATATGGAACGTTCATTGGACCAGGTGTGACCACCATCGTCCGAAAAACGCAAAATCATTTGAGGGTCATCGCCTTGGCCGGTGTTAAGACCCACGCCGGTTTCGCAGTTAATTTGCAAAGTGTGCTGGGTCGTGCGTTTAAGATTGTTTGACCCTGTAGGCAGCGCCCTCCAAGACCGCAGCCATTTCTGGACATCGCCGTTGTCGGCGTACTCTTCCATATCAAAGGCGTAGATGTTGCCGTTCTCAAAGTCCCCAACAATAATTTCATTGTTGTAAGACGCTTGGCAGTTGGAACGGTGACGGACAAAATCGCCGTTATCCCAACCGGCGCGCTCGTGCCAGCCTTGAGTCGTTGCATCGTAAACCCAAGTGGTTTGCGCCGTTGGAAAAATCAACACATAAAAGGAATGGCCGTCTTGTTGGTAGGTGTAGCCAATAGCGTCCGAGATGTTGCCGTACTGTTGAATTTGCCACTCAATAGCGTGAGTGGATATTCGTACCCCGGTGTAACCGTTGGATCGGTAAATGATACCGCGTCCACGGGCATCAGAACCGAGCCAAAACAGCCCATTGTCAAGTTTGGCTACCGAGTAGGGGGCAGAGCATCCAATTTCGTTAAAAGCGCCTTGGATGCGTTGTAGCGGAAAGTCTGGCAGGCCAGCGTCATACCAAACTTCAACCGAATTGGTGCCAAAAAGCCATGCCTCGCGGTGGTCAATGATTAAAGACACCAGTTGATCGGGGTCACCCTCGGCGCTGGCAAAATCCAACGGATCTACGGACAAGCCGTCCAGCAAGGCAGTTACCCAAACACGAGAACTGTTTGGCTCGTTAAATACAAAGTACCCATCCAAATAGCCCACTTTGACCGCGCCTGGAAAGTCAGGGTCAGTAATCTGAGCAAACACATTGGTGGTTGAATTGAAGATGTAGCTATCAGGGTTGCAGGCAATAAATAGCTGCGTGCCGTTGTCCGACATCGACACCGGCCCCGTGCCGGTGACCGTGCCCAGCAGCGTCAAGCGCCAAGCAGTGGTGGTGGTGTACAGGCTTGTTTGGTACATACTGCTGCCGGACACCACATAAAGATATTCGCCCAAAACCCACAGGCCGCGAATTGGGCCGTCGCCAATTTCCACCAACCGGCGCAGGCCAGGGGCGCGGGACAAGAAACCCGCAGTCATGCCGCCTTCTTGTACCGCTTCGGGGTACATATTGATCATGCGGTTGTCCGCAGCATTGACGCTGCGAGCCACATAGCTGGAGCCAAGAATAGGCGAGTCCATGCCTAGTAGTTTCCGGCGTAGATGTTAAAGCGTTGGCGGGTCGCCACAATGGCGTAAGGCATCGACATCACATCGTCAGGGTTGTTGATGCGTTTCAAGTTGCGCTTGCTGGTCATAGCAATACGGGAGACTTGGGGGCTGGGTTCAATGCCAAACTCTGGCGCAAACTCGCAAGCCAAGTTGTAGGTAAACGCACGCAAGTAGCCAGGTGGAAACAGGATGTCTGTTACCAAAGCAGCGGGCTGGGTTAACTCTTCAACCGAAATAAAATGCCATTCCAAATCCCGTGTTGGCTGAGGGTAGATGTACATATCCACATCGGGGTAAGTCATGTTGGTAAAAATGACTTGCGGGTAGGTGGACGTTACCGTCTTAACAGCAATTCCGTCGTATTGCTGCTGATTGATCATTTTTATGCCAAAACTGACGTTGGTGCTTGCGTCGCGGTAGTAGGTTGCGTCGTCCAGCAAGATGGGGCGGTTGCCTACAAAGTTGCCTGTTGGGCCTAGAGTGCGGTTGATAAAGCCAGCGGGCCAAGTAAACACTTGGTCTTGAGTGCTGAACACCGACAGCCGTTCGGTGTTCCAGCTATCAATCATCTGGTTGAGCGCCATTAAGGCGTCTTGCGACGTAGCGGCAGATGGTGTTTCGCCTTCAGCCAGCACCCCAAGCAACCTTAATGCTCGGTTAATCTGATCGCCAGCAGTGTATGTCGCCATGACTAGGCTCCTTCGGGTTCGGTTCTACGACGGCGCTTTATTTCCAATGCGTTTACAGGAACCGCCTCAGTGACTTGGGGCGTGTCCAGAGTATATCGTGTCCAGCCGTTTTGCTCATCGTAATCGGCTTCAAGTTCCATAGTCGCCACTTTGCGGCCATGAACTGGGTGGGATAGGTATATTTCCATAAATGAAAGGGAAGGTTTTTAGCCTTCCCTTCCTCTTACGCTTGCGCGACGTGAATCAAAGCAAAATTCAAAGTCAGCGCCTCAGACAAGCTGCCTGCGGATGCATTTGAAATTACCAAGGTAAATGACCCAGCAGCTACAGCAGCCACCGAAAGCAAATACGTTCCCGCCGTGGTTGCGCCGCTTGCTAATGCCACAACTGGAACATCATATGCACTTACCGCACTATTTGTAACAATAAAAGCCACTTCAACACCGGCAGCCAAAGCAGCATTGTTTGTCACAATTTGACCAACAGATGCGTTGATGGTCACGCCAGTAGATTTGCTGGTAGCTTGAGTAACAGTTGAAGGTGCCGTAGTAGAACTTCCAGTGTTATATCCAAGTTGTCCACTTCCAGCCAAAGCATAGATTGTTGCTGAACCTTTAAGGTCTTGGTCCTCAAAAGCAACACCAATAGATTTTGTATTTGCCATAATTATTTCCTTAGAGAACGGGGCCGAAGCCCCATTCAAGTTTAGGCTACACGATACACAGAGTATGCAGCATCGCCGGTTTTGCGGAACAAGAATTGCCCCGCGCCACTTACGCCTGCTGCACTGCCGGTGATAGGAACAACCAAATTGCCCACCGCAGTAATGCCAGTGCCCACAACCATCGTAATCAAGCCGGTCGAAGTGCCCAGGTTAATAACTGTCAGTTCAAACGTGCTGTTGACTTTTGAGTTGGTAAACACCGCATCAATCGCCGTAGCAGTTGGGAACGTGTACGATGCCGCTGTGGTAGATGGGTTACCTACCAAAATACCGCCCGTGGTTTGTGCAACGGTCAAAGTGGCCGTAGCAGTCGCCGTGTTAGGCGCTGCTTGAACGCCCATGATGATTTCATTGGTGTTGCCATCAGTAAACTGATAACCACCGCCAGAGTTAGGAATAGCCATGATAAATTTCCTTTAGAAAGAATTGATTAACCCCAGA